TCACTTAGCATGTCAAGGACCTCCGTGGCTATGAGTTTGCTGGAATCCAGGAATGGTAGTATCTCATAGGATGGTATGCCTCGCTTACCGATCGTTATCCTCACATCCCAACCGTCTCTTATCCATATCGTTCTCCATCCTTCTATCATGTTACCGTTCCAATCGCATGATTGATCGGTTATGTTAACGAGATCAGAATGTATCTGATACAGCATCTCCCAAAGATCGCATATTCGTATCATGCTTTCGTCGGCGACATCATATGAAGGTATCACTGTTTTAATGCTCCATCCGATACCTGGATGTGTGGACATCCTCACATGCCACTGTTCGGGGTTTGGTAAGCCGTGTATGGTTTCAGATACCCCGGTCAAATCAAACCCTTGCAAGAAGGGATCGTTAAGCGGCTTGTTCGTCATCACCTAGCAACGGTCCTTGATATATGGCAGACAGGCACGGGCTATATTCCTGGCTTGCTTTCTCGATCTTAACCAAACCGTGATGATTACAGAATCTCATCAACGAAATCCCAACCTGTTTCTTGACATCAACCCTAACCTCATTGATGATTGCCATATCAAACTTATCGATCAGATCAGCTGGTTGCTGGGTGAGATCGATCAGCAACCTGTTTCTTTCATAGTCATCCCTCACCCGATGCTCAATGCCATCGTGATCGGTCCATTTGCTAAGCATGATATTGTTCCACGCATAACCTCTATCATGCCTGTTATTGAATGCTTCTATCATCTTCTTCTTCCTGACACCAGGGAAGGCACTCATCACGTTGTCACCGTCGTCGCCGCGTATGCACTTTTCAAACAGCAACCATTCCGGATCTGGTACAGCCATATCCTGACCATGTTTGTTTTTGGCTATCTTACCGTCCTTGTCATAAACGCCCTTGCTTGTGTAAAGAAGCCCGGCTATGCCATTGTATATGACCACGTTTTCACTGATCAATTGCTGGAAATCGCTATCGCTGCTTATGATAACATGCTTGTCGTCCGGATGAAGCTGTATCCATCGAGCGATCATGTCATCTGCTTCGGCATTGGGATGTTGCAATACGGTGCAATTGGTTTTGTCCCTGAGGAAGCTGATGAACTGGTCCATGACCTCGAAGAACACCTGGTCGTCCTCAACCTCGCGCTGGGTTCTCTTCATGGCAGCAACCTTTCGGTTAGCCTTGTAGGGCAAATATACATCCTTACGCCAGCTTCTACCTTCGAGGCAAAACACCGTATGTGCGCCGTCGAAATCGTTCCACACCTTCTTAACGCTGGTTAGTATGATATGCAGGGCCATGCCAATCTGCTGATCTATGTCAGGAGCTCGGATGCCGTGCCTCACCCTCATGAATAGGTTCTGGGTGTCTATCACGAGGTATGTGGTCATCTATCGCATCTCCATTCTGATCTATACTATAGCACACCATGCTACGGAGAGCAACGGCTATGGTTTACGCCATAGCCAACTGCTGGAGCCGGCACCGCCTGTTGGCGGTATCTCAACGTGATCTGACAATAAATCCATGCAAGCCACGCGAACCCCCGGGCAGATCACGTTGTCATAATCATGGCCACCTAACCAACCACCGTTCCGCACTTTTGGTAACCAAGCATTGATGTCGGCTCTCACCGCTTCCTCGCTATGGTCGCCGTCGATCCAAACGAAGTCGAGTGATCCATCCTCATATAGATCAGCGGCGGTTGGGCTTGCCTGAACGATGGGATTGTATCTATCAGCTACGCTTAGCAGATTCCGGATAAATCTATCATCCGGATCAATGCAATCGAACCTTATGTCCTTACCACTGTTAGCTATCTCCACGATCATGTATGCTGCGCTTCTACCATAGAATACCCCAATCTCTACGAAATGAGCCTTTTGGTTGGCCTCGGTAACCATCCTTGAATATATGTCCTGGTAGTCAAACCATCCAACCAACCCTTCGTAGAAATGATCCATGTGAGTGCCTTACTTGGTAAACCACCATGTTGAGTTTGATCCGGATTTCACATCCGTTTCTGGTATACCATGTCTCTTGGTCCAACTCGTGACGGCAAAGTTAACGCTGAATAGGTTGCCATCGTGACCCGCTATGATCCCACCCTTCTTGACCTTTGGGTAGTAATGATCAAGATCATTCAATACAGCTTTCATGCTATGGTCGGCATCTATGAATACGAAATCATAGAATCCATCCTCAAGCTCGTTAGCGGCGTCTGCTGAGCTTTCCCTTAGCAATGTGAATCTTGGTCCCATGTACTGCATGTTGTTTTTAAGCTTGGCTAGGTTATGATCTTGTTCGTGTTGGAATATCTCCCTATCCCAATCTTTATAGGCAGCGTAATGATCAACACCCACGATCAAGCTGATGTTTGGGCATGATTCAAGCAACATGTAACTGTTTAAACCGAAACAAACTCCGATTTCGATACCGCGTACATCGGGGCCCATCTCTTGCAGGATTGGTATGAGGCTATAAGCAGCCATGCCTTCCTTGAGAGTTGGCCAGGTTGATGTTGTGGTTAAGCTTTTAATATCGTAATAGTTTATTTCCATAACATGGTATTTATGTTAGCATCAATGGATGCTCCGATAATATACCATTGAGACATGGTTTAGCTATGTTCCGTCTTGCCATCGTCCCGCCGTATGGTCCTAACCGTCCTGACGAAATCGGGTTCCTTGTCAGCCATTTCATCCAACACGCTTGAAC